GCTCTCCAGTGCCTTGACTCCGCTCTGCGTGTAGTTGAATATTGCCATCATCTGGTCATCAGACAGCTCGAGACCGGCATTGACAACGTCATCATATGTAGGCTCAATCATACTAGCACGAGCAATGACTTCACATATGCCAAGCATGTCAGACAGAAGCTCAGAATCATCAGTGTCAATGGCACTACCACCAGCGAAAAGCTTGCCAGCTTGCGTAAGCAACGAATTCGGGATACGTCCCTGCTTCGCGAGAGCCATCATGCTCGGGCGACGCATGCGAACTACAAACGGCTGACCCTCTGCAAAGTCGGGAAGCTTGACAACCTGCCCCGCTGCATACTTCCGAAGACTGTCGACTGAAGTGACATCAGTGCCACCAACAATACTAAAGTCTGACATACTAGCACCTGCTTTCTGTATAGTCTACTGATTAGACCGAAGGACGAACTGTAAGCTTAGGAAGCGAGTCAACATACGCAATCTCATATGGAGCCTCACCGGTCTTCGGCGCCGAGTTGATGGTATACTCCGGAGCACGGAACGTGCCGTCCTCTGCGCCAAACGCAACAGGGTCACCCTTACAGTTCGGATAGCTAATCATCTCGTAGTTAACGATCTGACCTGCCGCATTGTACTGAGCAGAATACAGGTTCAACGTGAAAGTAGAGCCATTATCCGCAGAACCTGCGACGGGAGGCTTGTAACCAATTACCTTGTCCTTGTCAGATGTGTCATACTTCACCTCACCACCCTGGAGCACAAGCACGAGCTCCGGGTTGAACACATTGTCCTTGAGTGTAATCTTGTTGCCAGTCACAGTCTTGACAGCAGGCTTCTGAGCACGCAGTTTGCCCTTCACAACAAGCTTCACCGCATCAGTGTCCTCTGTCTGTACCTCAACTGCAACTGAGTTAGACGTGTCGAAGCCAAACTCATCATCATTCACCTTGATTGTAACAAGATTAACATCAATCGTCGGAATCTCACTACGAGACTTGTAGACAGCCATTTAAACCCTCCTAATATCAGTAGTTCTTCTTATAGTTCGCGTACTCTATCGACACACAATGTGCCTTAACATCATCATCATAGACACTAGCAGTCTGCTGATCATTGTACTTGAAGAACAATGGCTTCAAGCCTGCCATGACTTTTACAACACTCTGCACCATCTCATCAAGCAACGAGTACTTGTCACGTGGCACATAGATGAATATGTCATATAGGTCTACTCTGGAACTGACACCTTGAACTGGCACAGAGCCTGAATACTTCAACACAAGATATGGCTTCAGACACTCACCAACATGCTGCTCAGGGAAGTACACGTCATAGCCTTCTGCTTTCAGGTGCTTGTACAAGTCCCTCAACCTGGAGCTACTGTACTTGAACTCGTTGGTGTCAATCATCAGACTTTCACCTTCTCAAGAAGCTTGTTGAAGCCATTGACAACCTCTGGCCCTTGCGACTTCAGAGTAGGCTCGATGACCGCATAGTTCTTGTTATGCGCCAGCTCGAGGTACTTGCCATACCACACACCATGCAGAAGCGTTATGCGAATCACGTCGTCAGACGGCCTTGTCACGACTGTGTTCAGCCTTGCTTTAGCTGCACCAGTCCTGTCTGTCCATGGCCTTGTGCGTTGCATGTAAGACCTTAGCCTGACTGCTTCTGTGTTAGCATATATAAGCACTGCAGCACCCATCTTCACAGCCAAGTTGTCAAGTCCTGCACTAAGCTTCGAGCCCTTGTAGTTCATCTTAAGTGTCGCCATTGTCGACCTCCTCGAAGCTCATGTCGACAATGATTCCCCAGTTGCCAATGTCTACACACCCGACATACTTGAGTGTCTTAGATGTCATCTGAGGGCTTCTGACAGGCACCTTCACAATATCGCCAAACTTAATATTGGCATCAGCAATATCATCTGCAACGCATAGAAGCATTGGCTGCTTCTTCTTCCTTGTCAATGAGCCATCTCCGGAAGTTACTGTCACATATGAAGTCTGCTCATGGTACAAGCCATTCACTTCAGCCACTTCAGTCAACTCACCAGTTGGCTCGCCAAACTCGTCAAGCATGTGTCTATAGAACTTCAGCTTCGTGCCACAACGCATTACTTCCCTGCGTACCTTGTACGCCTCAAATGCAGTGTTTATCATGAGTGAAGCACCCCCGAGTTGTATCGACGGTGCTTAGAAGCGAGACGCCTAAAATACGAGCTTGTGTCTGCTGTCGTCAAACCTGAGACAGATATCGTCGAGTCTTCTGACTTCACGACAAGAAGCTCATACACAGTCGCCTCTATGTCACTATCATTCTTGGCGAAGTAATGCTCTATGTCTTTGTCAGTGAAGTAAGGCAGCTGCTCCTCCCTCACCTCTCGCTTTATGTAGTCAAGAACTTCAGGGCTCACAGCTGCCACCTCCACTACTCTGCTTCGTCGCGAAACTCGCGGATGATGTCACGAGCCTCTTCAATGTTCTTCGTGCCAGAGATGTCGATGCCGTACACGTCTGCATACCTCTTGACATCAGCCTTGTTCCACTTCGAGAGAGGCTTCTCCTCAATCTCGGCGACAATCTCCTCGTCAGTCTTCTCCACAAGCTCAGCCTTCTTCTCAGGCTCGTGCTTCACCTCAGTAAAGCCTTGCTTCGAGATGTTCTCGAATGCACCCTGCGAGACTTCAATCTCGTTGACACCATCAGTGATACGCACAAACATCATCTATCACTCCTTAGCCCTGCTTGGTGTCAAGGATGCCGACCTGGTCCGCAGCCTCAAACGAAGGCAGGCAAATCATTGAGACGATAGTCTCAACGTTGACAGGGTCGACGTGCTGAGCAGCAGTGACTGCAACACCGGTGTCAGTGATAGACACGTTAGCTGCGGTGCCACCCATGAGGTCGGACTCAGCAGGAGTAGTACCAAACCAAGTGCTGCCAAGCTGGCCAGCAGGAAACACGACAAACGTGTCAGTCGGCACGTACTTGACGATGTTGCCAGACTCGTCGGTGTAGCGCTTGTCATTGACCATGACCTCAATGCCAAGCTCCTCGAGCATGAAGTCCTTGAGTCGAGCATCAGAGACAACTGCCTGGCCAGAAGTGAGAACATAGATAGACTTGCGAACATTGTCGTTGTTGCGAATGTCACGCCAAGTCTTGCCATCACACATAGCGCGGGTGATAGTCGCGCCAGTGTCATTCTGGACAGCCTCAATCATCTGGCGAATGTCCTCAATCGGGTTAGACGCAGAGTGGTCAGACCAAGACGTGGTAACTTCATTCTTATGATTGACACCATAGTCAAAAGTAAAAGCCTGGCCATTCGCCTTCATGGAGACCGCACCAGTAGTGAGAGCCATCATGCGCATGCGCTCACGAGCGGCAGCAGCACCACGGAGAAGATTCATCTCGTCATCGAACACTCGGTTCATGACAGAGTCAATGTAGGCCTGGTTGCCAGTCTCCATCACGAGGTTGAGCTCCTGACGAAGCTCCTCATCTACATACATGCTCTCCTTGAAGTACGGCATCTCAGCAGTAAGCTTGTCGAAGCCAATGCGAGGACGAGGGATAGCATGCGCGTCAAAAGCAGAAGTCTTAAGCACGACAGGCAGACCCTTGGACCCCTTAATCCACTTGAGCGATAGCCCGCGCTTCTTCTGTGCCGGGAAAAGCTCCTCACCAGGGAACGGAGCCTCATCCTTGGAAAGCTCCTCCCAATAAGCAGTCAGCTCCTGAGACTGGAGCATGTCAAAGATAGTATTAGGCATATTAGTCCTCCTTAAGCCTTGATGAAGCTGACGCCGCCAGCAACATTGATACCAGCACGGACCTTAGACTGAACGTCAGACTCGAGACGGTTGATGTTGACTACGCCGATGATAAGCGCGGTGCCATTCGCGTTGCCCGCAGTCACATCAACGTCGTGCAGAAGCACAGCATTGGCGGTGCCAGTAGATGCAACAGTAGTGCCAGCAGTTGCAGGAGTCTGAAGGTTTGCATAATCAAGCACGATAGGGGTTCCAGCCTTCGCGACCTTCTTAGCACCAACTACAGTGCCAACTTCCTGAGCAACGATACAACCGACGGAGCTCTGCAGATTGACATCAGCGAGAATCTGAGTAGGAGCTGCACCGGTCACCTTGGAGATGCCAGAGTTGTTAAACATCTTCATTCCTTCCGATTAATTATTCCAATATGACTTCTTGTTGGAGGACACCTTGCGTTGAGCCGCAAGACGCTTACCGAGACTGTCATCTCCACTTTTGCCAGAGTTGGCAGAGACACTAGAACCAGTACCAAACTTGCCGACATTCTTCGAGTTCTGCTCGACAACAAACCAGCTGGGGTACTTCTTCTTCAGCTCACCAATGGCTGTGTCAAGCTTTACAGACTCGTCTTGCTTCATCCTAGCACTGATTAAAGTCACGACATCGTCAACATACTGAGGGTTGACACCCTGCTTCATTGCTGCTACCTTGGCATTTGCTACTACAAGCTCACTCTCAAGCTCGGCTGCATTGCCATCATCAACAGCGTCAGAAGCATCATCATCAACACTGTCACCACCAGATAGCTTCGAGAAGAAAGCTTTGGCTGCTTCAACCATCTTCTTGTTAGACGGGTCAATGCCAAGCTCATTGAAAGCAGAGCTGCGACCCTGCTTCTTCTCCTTAGCCATCATGCGACTGACATCATCCTGCGTGAAAGTCTTGTCACCACCAGCTGAGTTGTCACTACTGCTATCAAGCTTGTTGCTTTCATCTTCAGTACCGTCAGTGCCAGCTGCATCTTCGGGCTCATTGCCTTCAGTGTTTTTGACGTCATCATCTACTGTGCTTGCGCCTTTAGCCATCCTAGTCCTCCATATCCGTGTTCGCACGGTCGATACAAAGCTCCATGATACCTCTTCCATCAGGCTCCATGGTAAGCCTGCCTCTATACATCTGAAGCAGTGAAGACTCATAGGACGCTAGCTTGTCCTTCTTCACCGCCTGGATGCCATACAACTTTCGAAGCAGAGTCTCATCATGCTTCTTGATAGCCTTTCTGACTCGCTTCGCAACAGCTTGAAGCTCACCAGAAAGCATCTGCCACTTGAAGTCAGTCACTGACACGACATACAGCTTACTACAACTGGGACAAACGAAGTACGTGACATTTATCTGCTTCCTGCCTGCAACTAACTTACTTTGCCTCAAGCCTGTCAACTTGAAGTGACTGCCACATCCATCACACACGACATCTATCATCATCAAAGACCAACTCCGCCTCTACAGTACCAAAGTCAATGAGCAACTTCTTACCTGCCAGCTTGTCAGCCACTCGCTTGCTTGGCTCACACTCATGCTTCGCAGCCGACACGAAATGTGCCATCCCGCACCACGGACACTTGTAGAAGACCAAGTCATATGGCTCGCCATCTATCACAAAGCAATCTTGCTCAAGCTTTGAGCCATTTCTGTCACAAGTAAGATTTACAGTGTTGACTCTTGCACCGTTCTTCTTGTAGAGACCGACCGTCAAGTCAAACTCTTCTTCACAGCATGAGCACTTGCGTCTCTCAATGTCGCGATCGTACCCATAACTCTTCCAATTACTTTGTATCATTATACAACATCCTCATGAGAAAGTACATAAGAAGTTGCAAACTTTGTGAACTTCCCAAACTGCTCCTTCAACCCGACAGGCAACGGCTCGATGAACTTGCCGGGTATGCCACAAAGACCGAACCTAGCACCAGCAAGACCTCCTGCTAGAGCGGCTATCGTGTCTGCATCTCCGCCATCATTGACTGCACCAAGCACCGCATGCGAGAAAGTCGACTCCTGAGCAAAGAACATCGCATTGTTGAGTGTGTTTATCACACACCCAGAAGGCTCCAGAAGCCCGCTTATCTCTTCACATGGCTTACTACCCATCATGTAATCCCATAGGGCCTCAGAATAGGTCTCAGAGGCTCTGGCACACACATCATTATTGTGTGTCAGCCTAGTCTGCAGCACATTCAAGCCAGGCCTGTGAATCACTGACAGTGGCACTGACCTCATCAAGCCACCATTGCCAAGCGCGAAGTCATCTTCACCGATTAACTCACCAGTCTTCTCCCAGTACTCAATGCCTTTGAAGCACTGGCCACCGATGTCCTTAGGCTTCGACTGCTTCCAGCTTGAAAAGTTCTTCATGAAGCCAAGCAGCAACACGTCACTTGTCGACTCCTCCGGCAAGTCGAGCAATGCATTGATAATACAGCACATCATCTGAGTGTCGTCTGTGCACTCACCAGGCTTCAAGTCAAGCCAGCCACCACCAACATGTTTCGTGACATAGCCATACTTCTTCCTGATGTCATCTGCAGACATGAACTCAGTCGGACCGCCGAGACTGTCACCAATGGCAAAACCGTACAATGCACCTGCAATCTTGTCTTTAAGCTCGCTCTTGTTCACTCTCAGCCTTCTTCCTGCCACACTCCCCGCCGTTGAGTACATCTTGAGGCTTATGACTGTACTTCTCACAAGCCGTGACCGGGCCATACGTCATGCCAGACTTGTTCACCTTGCCATTCTTGAACAAGTCAGAATCGTCAAACCTGAACACGCAGTCAGAACAAGTCAAGTCTGCTACTGTCAATGGCTTTGTTGCACGGCTCTCACTTCTTATTCGCTTGCTGAAGTCTCTCAACTCTGCTTTTGACATTTGCTCTGCCATGTCTTCACCTTCTATTCTGCTCTCAAGCTGCCACAGGCATATTGCGCTTATAGCTATTATACCATTCAGACGATGTTTGTAAATAGCTAGTCTGTGATAATCTTGAGAAACACGCGTATCCGCTCATCCCATGGGTCTGCATTCTCCGTGAAGTGCTCTATGCCGGTGCACTCAACTCTCGTGCCAGGCGCAAGGAGGAACTCGCCCTCCTTGTCTTTGTACTTAGACTCAGTCAAGACAGACACGCCATGCGTTCCCTCTGGCGCGTCGAATATGACTTCGACATTGTCATTAAAGCCTCTTGAGTAGACAGAGCTAGTAGAAGTAAAGCCACTGTACGTTCCTTGCATACCCTTGAAAGCAGCATTTAACTCGTCAACTGACTTCTCTCTCAACGTGTGGTAATTGTCCCTGAAGTCACCTTGCATGAAAAGACCAGCAAGCTCACCTCTATTCGTGCCACGACGTAGCATCATTGCTTCTGTCGTTTTCTCCTTGTTCATCTGGTCTACAAGCTCTTTCACATTTCTAGCTAAAGAGTCTGACACGTTGTATCTATGTGCACTTGCCATGTTGACAAAGCCATTTTCATGGCGAAGCCATGCATTTATGTCAGAATAGTATGCACCAGTATAGCTTCTCAAGCCACTAAGTGCATGCTTTGGCCACTTGTCAAATACTTCTTTCTCAGAAGCTTTCAACTTCTTGATTGTCGCAGCGTCTTCGTCCCAAGTCTTACCGCTGAACTTATAGAACCTATCCTTCAGGCTACCGGCCACAACATCCTTAATGCCTTCAGCAGTGCTCTTGACTTTGCTTGCAGACTTAACACTGTACTTCTTTAGCTGCTCATAGATGCTTCCATTTGCTTTGAGCTTGTCAACTTCAGAGAACATGTCATCAAGAAGCCTGGCAATAGCTTTGTCTTTCTGCTTGCCAGTTCCGATAGGAAGACCATACTTCTTCGCAGCAAACTCAGAAAGCTCTTCAATCTCGTCATCATACAGATCGTCAAGCATTGTCTGCTTTGACGTCCTGCCCATGTAAGTAAAGGCCTTCGACGCTTTGCTCATGTTATTCTCGTACTTCGCTGCCATCTTGAGGATGTCGTCTGCATCATCGGCTTGCTTCGCAACCACATTCTTTGTAGCAGCAGCTTCACCCTTCACGGCACTCTTCACAGCCGCCGCTTCACTCTTCGCGGCGCCCTTCACAACAGCAGCTTCACCATTCACAGTTGCCGAGCTACTGCCACCGATGTAGATGTTCTGCTTGTACCAGTCGTCCCACTTGAGGCCAGACTGGTCCTTGAGAGCCTTGACTTCGGCCTGCACGTCCTTTGGCAGCTTCTGGAACCATGTGTTCAGAGCCTTGTAGCTGCTGTTGCCATACTTGTCTTTTATGCCTTGCAAGCCTAAACTTGACATCTTGCCAGGCTCGTAGCCAAACTTCTTGCTGAACTCGTCAATCTCCGGATACTTGCCATCTTCCGAGTTCACCCAGTCAGCCAGCTTGTCAACCATGTCATCTGCTATTACAGGCTCCATCACGCACATACCATTCGGGTGGTCTAGCGGAAGCTTGTCCTTCTTGTAGTGCGTGCCATCTCTGTCTGCACATATCGGGCACACCCTTGAGCCATTGGCTACCCACACGAACTCCTCAATGAACGGGTTGTCCTTAACGGCTGCCACCATGCTCTGCTGGTATGTGTGCTGCGTCAGAGTCCTTGCAAGCCTCTGCGCGTTGTAGTCAACCTTGTGCTTGTATATCTTCATGCCAGTCGGGCCTTGCCAGTCAAACACAGCATTTGGGCTGACATACGCCTTCAAGTCCCTTGCTATCTCCTCGACTGACATGTTCTTAGCCAAGCCGCCAGCCATTATCTGGTATACGTCTCGCAATGCCTTCTCGTTGTCAGACCAGATAGCCTTGCTGAGACTCCAACTACCAGCATTGCCATACACAGAGCCAGTGACAAGCGAGTTTACCACAGATGCCGGCACGTACTCGAACGCAGCATCTAGACCCTTGCCACTAAATCCAAAGCTAGACATCCAGTCTACAGAGTCTTTCACGACAGCATCTGCAACTTTAAACATGCCGTCTTTAGTCAGCGTGTACACGCCGTTGCTGACTTGGTGAGACGTCTGCTGCATCTGACGCTTCAGCATGTCATACTGAGTCCTCTGCACACCTGAGCTCCAAGACGCAGAGTGCTTTGCCAGCCAGTCGGCCCTCTCATCGAGCTCCTTTGCCCACTGCTCGTACAGGCTTGCTATCTGCTTCTGCTGCTCAAGCGTGACCTGGTCACGAATGGCTTCTGCATTCTCAAATGGGTTGTATGCCACCATGACCTCCTCTATGACATTCAGATGACATCTGAGGCACTGGAATTTCTTTGATGTGTAACTTTACCTCTCAGAAATTCCAGTACCTCAGAAAGCCTCTCAGTGACTCACACTATTCTCCAAGTTCGGCATGGTCATCTTCACTGCCATATGGCAGGCCAGACACGTTGCCATGGAATGAAGCTTCCTCGACTATCTCTCGCTCGATTGCTATCTGCTTGAGCTCCTCATCGACCTCATCATCAGTGAGACCGTGCCACTTCTTCATGTAAGACTTCTTAGACATAACGTTAGCCTGCACCTCGGAGAGGTCAATTGACTTCTCCTCAGTCTCGTCTTCAGGAAGTGGCGTGTTCTGCTTGACATGCACCTCGTATGCGATAGGGAACAATGCTACTGATGTATAGAGCTTCGCACAGTTCTGGTACTCGATAGCCCCATCAATGATAGAGGAGACGATGTACTTGATTGCAGGAGCCCACGTCTTCATCTTCTCCTTGCAACGAACAATCAAAGGCCAGTAGATAGCTTTGAGCGCCTTGCCAGAGGTGATGCTTCCAGACATCGTCTCGATGTTCACGTTTGGGACATCAACTTGCTCGTAGCCAGTAGACTTGATGCGGTCAAGCGTAGTCTTCAACGCGCCAGAGTAGCTCATGCTAGGCTCGATACTACCGACTTGAGGTGACGGCTTCTCGAGTGTCTGGTCTGAACCAAGGTCCCAGAATGCGCCAGGCGCAGATGACAAGTTCTTCGTAGACGCGTTATCCATGTCAACTGTGTAGATGATACTATTCATAGACTTACGCTCGGCGTCTGCATCTGCATTGGCAAGCTTGGAGTACGAGCCCTCATACCCCTCAAGAAGCTTTATCTCTGACTCGCCGTCATAGTCACCAGTGAGACCATCATTAAGAATGACCACTGCTGGAATCTTGTCAAGCTTCGTCGGCTGCCACTCAGTGACTTCCTCTAACTCATAGCCAGTACCATCATAGAGCTTCTCCTCAACGTACACAGTCTCATCGCCATTGAAGTCTGCCAACTCGTACTTCTTCTTGAATATCCTCTTCGCGCTGAGCGTCAAGCTGTCCTTGATGACCATGAAAGCTACGAACTTCTTGAGCTTGGTGGTGCCAAGCTTGTACTCATAGATGAACTGCGTAGACGGGAGGAATTGTACCTGTATGCCATCATCCTCACTGAAGTTCACCATGCATGCAACACGCTTGCCGATGAAGCAGTCACGAGCTGCCTTCACGAGCTGATTCTCAAACGAGTTAGCTTCTAGCACAGACGCGACCATAGTACTCTGAGCCATCAGTTGCTCCGTCGACTCCTCACTAGGCTTGCCAGTGTCGCCTCGCATCTCGACTGAGACGTCCGGAGCCTCTGCGAACAGGAAGCGTGCCTCCTTGTCAATCAATGACGCAGCAAGCCTGTAAGGCATAGCTGACGGGACATAGTCACCGTTGGTGCCCTCGGCATTGAACTTAGCACCATCATTGTACACCTTGTAGTACTCGCATATCTTGCCGAGCTCGTCAAGCAAGTCCTTAGCAGACCCGTCAATCTCAGAACGAATCAGACCATATGGTATACGAGTGAAAGCAGACACGACTTCTGTAGACGAGTTCTGCTTGTGAGCAGTCAGCACCTCACTTGTAGCCATGCCTGCTCTCCTTCCTCTCAGTTACTTTACTCGAAGCTTCTGCCCTGCGTAGATTACATTAGGATTCTTGATACCGTTCATGCTGGCAATCTTCTGGTAAGTCGTGCCATACTTAGACGCGATGCCAGACAGAGTGTCACCAGACCTCACAGTGTAGTACACCGCACTGCTTCCACCACCAGACGAGCCAAGTTGCCTGTTAACCTCAGCCTGCACAGCATTGTAGTCATAGCCCTCAGACTGCAGCTTCTGCCTGCGAGCATCACCATTGCCATACTTGCCAGCAATCACGTCGGCTGCAACTTGAGCAACAGACTTCTTCACAGAACCACCAAGCATCTGGTTGACCTTAGCCTGCACCTCGTCATAGCGTGGGCCAAGCGCCTTCTTGCGGTCATCTCCATTGCCCCACCTGCCACTGATGACTTCAGAGGCAATCTGAGACGCAGGAGCGGAGCACATGTGGTTTACCAGGGCTTGAATCTCGTCATACCTCGAGCCAAGGCTCTGCTTCCTCTGGTCACCATTGCCAAGCTCACCACTAAGCACCTTGCCAACAAGCACGTAGTCTGCTTCACCGCCAGAGACAGTGCCTCCACCAGACGGAGCTGCAGGAGTGAAGCTACCGATGAATGCGTCAAGCGTGCGGTCACCAGCCAGTGCATTGCAGTCAATGGCATTGCCGATGCCTGGCACCACACCATTAGACGTGAACTGCCACAGGTCACAGTAATGAGACGGCTTGCTATGCGCGTAGCCATCATTCACGCCATAAGTCGGAATCCAGCGCCACTTCTCACCATAGTTGTCATCACCATACTCGGAGTACAGATGGTTCGCAATGTACATGCCGTTGTCAAGGCCAGTCTGGTTCAGAACAGCCATCGCAGACTTGATGTTCGCATGAGACTGACCAGAGACCTCTACATCAAGCACGTAGCCACGACAGTTGACTGCACCTGCTGCCTTTGCACGAGACACCATTCGAGCCGCCTCGACTGCTCCACCATTGCGGTAGAAGCCGTAGCAATAGTATGGAATGCCAAGCTGCTCAGCAGCTGCGATATTGCGCGGAAGCTTCTTGTCATAGTACGTGCCGTCCTGCACGCGAATGATGGTGAAGTGGATGTTGCCCCTAGCTGTGTCCCAGTCAATGTCACCCTGCCAGGAACTGACGTCTACGATAGTCGGAAGAATGCCAGCCATCACTCACCATCTCCCTCATCAATATACTTCGAACCCATAGCGGAGTCCTCAGGCTCCTGCTCGTCATCACCTGCATTGTCAAACAGAGTCACGAGCGTGTCAAGCTCGCTGGTGTTCTCGTCCATAGCTACTCCTTCCATATGCCATAGCAGTAAGACCACTTCACTGCTTCTAGCTCACCATATGTCCATCTTCCACAGTTCTGCTTGCAGTCTGGGTCAAGCACATCAAAGCCATAGCTGTCACCATTAAACAACACCACAAGATGACCACCATACTGCTTCTCGCCAAACTGACCACTGACTGCCAAGAACACCACGTGCTTCTGCTGTATCTGGTCTGCCAAGTCTCTGTCATACCATAGCTGCTCAGTAGACTTGATGCTTGCATCTTTGCTCTGCATCCACTGTATAAACAGAGCCATGTCATTGTTGCCATTGCCATCAGTGCAACTATCTCCTACTTCTGCCTGCAATGAAGCTGGCGTAGTCTCGATGCCAGTCAGATACTGGTAAGAAGCCGCTGCACATGTGAGGCCACAACCGTTAGTCTCTATCGTGCCACCAGCATAGGCAATGCCAGCCCACCTGCTGTCAATCTGCAAGTAAGCTGGCATCACGCCCTGGGAGACCTTCACACTAGGCACTGGCTCCTCTGGCTCCTTGACTACAGTCAAGGCATCAAAGCTATCCACGCCAGAAGCAACATGAACTTCACGAACAGCTTCATCATTTGAATGACGTACAAAGCCAATGAAGCCAAGAGTGAAGCAAAGAGAAGCAGCACACAACACTGAAGCAAGAGCCTCGAATGACACCTTGCGAACTTCACGAGACGCATGCTCTCCACTTCTAGCTAGCATTGCTTCCGCCAACAATGAGCTGCTTGAACGCCTCATACATGCCAGTAGACGCGAGGCCGGAGAACATGCCACCAAGAATGATGTCAGGAGACACACTAGTTGCAATCCAGCAGTTCAGGCAGACACCGAGGACTGCCATGATAAGCGGGATGAACTTGTTGACCTTGTCAGTCGAGACTACACTGTGCAGCACGTAGCCGACGCACACGCAGATGCCGACAATTACAGGCACCGCATAGCTTGAGAGAGTAGAGATGTCCATGATGCTACCAACCTTTCTTGCTGTAGTACTTCTTGTCTTTGACGTCTGCCACTGTCACTATGTCCAAAGCGTACCAGATAGCACTGAAGCTATGCGGGTCGATGTTGAACTGGTCATATATCACGTCACCATTCTTGGCTGTCTTGTATGTCAAGTCTTTCAGCTCGCGGATGACGTTCTTGCACTTTGGTGAAGCCACTATCTTCTTGAACCGCTTCACCTTGCGTGTGTTGCTCAGACGACTGCCACTGAACTTGTTCCTGCAAGCTCGTATCGGGAAGCCAAGCTGCCTGTAGTAGCTGATGGCCTTCGGGTCTTCGTTGTCTGCAACCAAGAACTTCTTGTAGCCACTAGCCTTGCAGTCTAGCAGGTGCTGCTTCAGCTTCTGCATCTCAGGCAAAGCAGCGAAGTCTGGGTCAGTCACGTGGTTCATGTATATCTCGTCCCAGATGTAGAGGATGCCACGCTCCATGTCCACTGACATGCTTATTACTGCATTGAAGCTCTCCTCGAAGCCGAAGTCAAAGCCGAAGTACTGGTTCTCGACGCCAAGCTTCCTCACCTGGTCTCTGAACTTAGCA